AAACTGCATATGAAAACTTGCCAAAATGGATGCAACAGGGTATTGTATCTTGGAATAAAGGTTCAATGGAGTTAGAAAATGGCAGCAAAATATTGGCAGCATCTACGTCTGCTAGTGCTGTCAGAGGTATGTCTTTTAACATCCTCTTTCTCGACGAGTTCGCATTTGTGCCGAACCACGTTGCTGACTCGTTCTTTGCCTCTGTTTATCCTACTATTACTTCTGGTAAAAGCACCAAGGTAATCATAGTATCCACTCCACATGGTATGAATCATTTCTATCGTATGTGGCACGATGCTGAAAAAGGAAAGAGTGAATACATTCCTACAGATGTTCATTGGTCAGAAGTTCCCGGAAGAGATGACCAATGGAAATCAACGACTATTGCTAATACTTCAGAACAACAATTTAAAGTTGAATTTGAATGTGAATTTTTGGGATCTGTTAATACTCTTATCAATCCTACCATCCTCAAAAGTCTAATATATGAAGATCCACTACAAAGAAATGCGGGTTTAGATGTCTACGAAGAAACTCAAAAAGAACACAACTACCTTATTACTGTCGATGTTGCTCGTGGTTTGGGCAACGATTATTCTGCATTTATCGTATTTGATATTACTGAGTTTCCCTATAAAGTAGTTGCAAAGTATAGAAATAATGAAATTAAACCTATGTTATTTCCCAACATTATTCTAGATGTTGCGAAAGGATACAATAATGCCTGGTTACTGGTAGAAATTAATGATATTGGAGATCAAGTAGCAAGTATCCTTCATTATGATTTGGAGTATGAAAATATTCTTATGTCATCAATGAGAGGAAGAAATGGTCAAGTTGTTGGACAAGGATTTTCGGGTAGTAAAACACAACTTGGTGTTAGGACAACATCTTCTGTCAAAAAACTTGGATGTTCTAATTTAAAAACTCTTATTGAAGAATATAAATTACTCACCTTAGATTATGAAATTATTTCAGAACTAACAACTTTTGCCCAAAGACACAATTCCTTTGAAGCAGAAGAGGGATGTAATGATGACCTTGCAATGTGTCTTGTCCTTTTTGCATGGTTAATCGCACAAGAGTATTTTAAGGAGATGACTGAAACTGATATTAGAAAAAAAATTTATGAAGAACAGAAAAATCAAATAGAGCAAGATATGGCACCCTTCGGTTTTATTGCTGATGGATTTGATAGCGAATCAACATTTGTAGATAAATCTGGAGATAGATGGTATTCTGATGAGTATGGAGATAGATCGTATATGTGGGATTACGGGTAATGGATTTTGACGATCAAGTTGAACTAGAGCATCTACTATTCTTCGATCGTAAATGTAGAGTATGTGGAGAAGTCAAAAGTTTACTCGACGATTTTTATTTGACCCGAAAAGATAGAGGAACATTACCATCTGCATATTCATATGAATGTAAGCAATGTACAAAGAAAAGAGTCAATAAAAAAGAAAAAAAGAGATTGATTGTATGGGAATATCCAGATTGGTAAATATCACGCATGGTTTCCCCACTGAAAATACCCCTTTTCATAAATATTTTTAGATAAATTTGGATGCGAGGACAAACAAGATGCCATTAAATTTAGCATCTCCTGGAATTAAGGTAAGAGAAGTAGATCTTACTGTAGGAAGAGTTGATCCATCTTCTGCGAAAGTTGGTGGACTTGTTGCTCCTTTTGCACAAGGTCCTGTCGAACTTCCGACAGTAGTAGGATCGGAAAAGGGTTTACTTGATAATTTTGGAAAATCATATAGTAATGATAAGCACTATGAGCATTGGCTCACTGCTTCATCATATCTTGCATATGGTTCTCAACTGAGAATTGTTAGAGCAGATGATGACCATCTTCAGAATGCTTATGTTGGTACAGGAAGTTCAATTAAAATTAAAAGTATTGAGCACTATGAGCAACTTCAGTACGATGATAATGTAATTACCGGTAAAACATTTGTTTCCAAGAATCCAGGATCTTGGGCAGATGGAATTAGAATCGGCATTATCGACGCAAAAGCAGATCAAGTTCTGACTGGAATTAACACTGCAGGTGTATCGGCATTCACTGCTGCAATCACCAATAGATCAGCAACGATTGCTACTGGTGCCGCAACCACGATTGGTATTTCTACTGCTTCAATTACTCTTGGACAAGAAGTTCGTGGTGGATTTGTTTCGACAGGAACCACTGTTATTGGTATTTCTACTAATACTGGTACTATTACTATTTCACCAGCCACAATAAATACTGAAGGTGGAATTACCGTTCCTCTTGATTTTGGATCAACCGCATTCACTGCCTCACCACTTGCAGTTGGAATGGGCGTTACCCAAACCTTAGTCGGTAAAACTTCTATTGGTATAGGAGAAACAGCAGCACTTGCTGGACACCTCAAAGGTATGATTACCGAAGTTGGTGTTGGACAAATCAGTGTTAAAGTTCTTTCAGAAGTTGATGGAGCAACTGAAACTGCTAAAGACTATCAGGAGGGTGGAGTTTTTGCATTCAGTAATACTGGAAATGTAGCAATTCATACTGCTTCTACAGCAGCATCGTTTGGATCTGCTGCATATACCGCAAGACAGGATTGGTTCTCACAACAAACGGTAGCAATTTCTACTTCAACCGTTGGTGGAACGACAGTTACTACAACTCAACCTTGGAATACTGTTGGAGATAAACCAGGAACTTCACAATATGCTGCTGATAGAGGAGCAAGATTTGATGAGGTTCATGTTGTAATTATTGATGGTGATGGTAAAGTTACTGGAAATGCAGGAACAATTCTTGAAAAACATCTTAATCTTTCCAAATCGACTGATGCAGAATATTCTGCAGGATCACCTTCTTATTGGAGATCTTATCTAAAAACAAATTCAGCATTTGTTTTTGGTGGTGATGAGCCATCTGGAACTGTTGATATCGGATTTGCTGCCGGCGGATTTACTCCAGTTACTGGAGGAAATTGGGACAAAGAAGCAGAAGGAACTATCTTTAAGACTATTGGTAAATCCAATAGTGTTATGGGAGGAGGTAAAAATTATGATGGCAATGCTACAATTAGTGGTAGTGGAGCACTTTCGGTTGATCTAAGCAAATTAGTTTCCGGATATAGTTTATTTGAAAATACAGAGAATTATAAAGTAGACTTCCTCATGATGGGATCTGCAAATTATGAAAAAGAAACCGCACAAGCACTTGCAAATAAATTAATTGCAGTTGCTGATGTGAGAAAAGATTCTATCGCGTTCATCTCTCCATATAGAAAAGCATTCATTACTGATACTGCTGCAGGATCTGTAACGGTCAATAATGATGAAGTGATTACTGAGAATGTATTGGAATTTTTCTCACCAGTAACTTCATCATCTTATGCAATCTTTGATAGTGGATATAAGTACATGTATGATAGATTTGCAAATACATTCAGATATATTCCTCTGAATGGAGATATTGCTGGTCTTTGTGCTCGTAACGATATTGACAACTTCCCATGGTTCTCACCTGCTGGAACTACAAGAGGTGCAATTCTCAATGCAGTCAAACTGACTTACAATCCTTCTCAAACACAAAGAGATAGATTATATTCTGCAAGAGTCAATCCAGTTATTGTTTCACCCGGTGGTGGTATTACACTATTTGGTGATAAGACTGGACTTGCAAAATCATCGGCATTTGATCGTATCAATGTCCGTCGTTTGTTCATCTATCTTGAAGATGCAATATCTGCTGCTGCAAGAGATCAACTTTTTGAGTTCAACGATGAAATTACAAGAACCAATTTTGTAAATATTGTTGAACCATTCCTCCGTGATGTTCAGGCAAAACGAGGTATTCAAGATTATGTTGTTATTTGTGACGAAACAAATAACACTGCTGCAATTATAGATAATAATGAGTTTGTGGCAGAAATCTTTATCAAACCTGCAAGATCAATCAACTTCATTGGTCTTACATTTGTTGCCACCAGAACTGGTGTTTCATTTGAAGAAGTAATCGGTAACGTTTAATTTAGAGGTTAAAAGAAAAAAATGCCTAGTCGCCAACAACGAAATACCTCACCAGTAAGAACAATCAGTGATTTTAAGAGTAAATTAACTGGTGGTGGTGCAAGACCAAATCTATTTGAAGTTGAATTAGCATTTCCGGATGCTGTTGCTATTGATAATGATGTTCTCCAAAAAGCAAGATTTCTCGTAAAGGCAGCAGCTCTGCCTGCCTCTACGATTGCTAACATTGATATTCCTTTTAGAGGAAGAATCTTAAAGATTGCAGGAGACAGAACATTCGAAACTTGGACAATCACTGTCATCAATGATGTTGATTTCTCAATTCGTTCTGCTTTTGAAAAGTGGATGAATTCTATCAACAAATTGAGTGATGGAACTGGACTTACAAATCCAATTGATTATCAAAAGGATGCTATTGTAAAACAATTAGATCGTGACGGTTCTCTTCTCAGATCTTATAAGTTTTGGGATATTTTCCCAACTAATATTTCCACTATTGACCTAAGTTACGATACAACTGATACTATTCAGGAGTTTACCGTAGAATTGCAAGTCCATTATTGGGAAGCATTTAGAGGAACAGCTGCTCAGGCAGGTGGTGAAGATATCAGCTAAATAGTAGAATAACAGTCTAGTCAGTTTATACTATGGCAAAACTTTTTGGTTTTTCTATTGAGAATACAGAAAAAAAATCTAAAACTATAGTTTCCCCTGTCCCCGTGAATAACGAGGATGGGGTTGATAACTATATTAGTAGTGGATTTTATGGTTCGTATGTAGATATTGAAGGACAATATAGAACAGAATTTGATTTAATCAAAAGATACAGAGAGATGTCACTGCATCCAGAAGCGGATGGTGCTATCGAAGATGTTGTAAATGAAGCAATTGTGAGTGATCTTTATGATTCTCCTATTGAAATTGAACTTTCCAACTTAAATGCAACAGATAAGTTAAAGAAAGCAATTAGAGAAGAGTTCAAATATATCAAAGAACTTTTAGACTTTGATAAAAAGTCTCACGAAATTTTTAGAAATTGGTATGTTGATGGTCGTTTATATTACCATAAGGTAATTGATCTCAAAAATCCTCAGGAAGGAATTAAAGAACTGAGATACATCGACCCAATGAAGATGCGGTTTGTCCGCCAAGAAAAAAAGCAAGATAGAAATCTTATTGGACCAAACATTCCTAGTAGAGATGAATCTAAGAATGGAATTGCTCCAGAGATTGAAGAGTATTTCATGTATACTCCCAAACCTTCATATCCAACTAGTACCTTAGCAGGTGGTGGTGGAGCAAAAGGTACTAGAATTGCAAAGGATGCAATTACCTATTGTACTTCAGGTTTAGTTGATAGAAATAAAGGAAATGTTCTTTCCTATCTTCATAAAGCAATCAAGGCACTCAATCAACTCAGAATGATTGAAGATTCTTTGGTTATCTATAGATTATCAAGAGCACCAGAACGTCGTATTTTTTACATTGATGTTGGCAATCTTCCTAAAGTAAAGGCAGAACAATATCTTCGTGATGTTATGATGCGTTATCGTAATAAGCAAGTTTATGATGCGAACACTGGAGAAATCCGTGATGATCGCAAATTTATGAGTATGATGGAAGACTTCTGGTTGCCTCGTAGAGAAGGTGGTAGAGGAACTGAAATCACAACTCTTCCTGGTGGTCAAAACTTAGGAGAACTTGCTGATATTGAGTATTTCCAAAAGAAACTTTATAGAGCACTTGGAGTTCCAGAATCAAGAATTGCTGCCGATGGTGGATTCAATCTTGGTCGATCTTCAGAAATTTTGCGTGACGAACTTAAGTTTGCCAAATTTGTTGGTCGTTTAAGAAAGAGATTTGCACAGTTGTTCAGTGATATGCTGAAAACACAACTAATCCTTAAAAATGTCGTAAGTCCAGAGGATTGGGACAAAATTGGTGATCACATTCAATATGATTTCTTGTATGATAATCAGTTTGCAGAACTGAAAGAAACTGAAATGTTGAATGAGAGACTTGGTGTTCTTGCAACTATTGAACCATATATTGGCAAATATTATTCGCAAAAGTGGGTTCGTAGTAAAGTTCTTCGTCAGACTGATGGAGAAATGATTGAAATGGATGAGCAAATTGAAAAAGAAATTAAGGATGGAATTATTCCTGATCCAAGTGCAGTCGATCCAATAACTGGAGAACCATTACCACAAGAAGGTGAACAGGGCATGATGGGTGATGTTCCAATGGAACCAGAAATTGATGGTGGCATGACTGAAGTAGACGGCAAAGCTGCTGAGATATAAATATAAAATATACATATATTAAATTTCATGGAAGAAATTGTAAATTTAGTCGGATCCGATTCATCGGCATCTGATATTAGTGACAGAATTAAAGACGTTTTGTATGCAAAAGCAGCAGGACGCATTGATACTATTCGTCCAACAGTTGGCGCATCCATGTTTGATGACCAGCAAGATAATTCCGAAGGGGAAGAGTAATGGCAAGAACCTTATTAATTGGTACAGAAACTGGTTTAGGAGTTACCTCAACTTTAGGTAATGCAACTGTTGTTAGAGTTATTAATCTTTCCGGATCTGATGCTACAGTTAGTATTGCAAAAAGTACGGCAACTGGTTATGCAAGCACTGCTACTGTAACTCTTCCAGATAATCGTGTCGAATTTTTTGAAAAAGATGGTGCTGATAAGATTTGGGCATCTGTTGGAACAGTAAAAGGTGCAAAAGTAGGATTTACAGGTTAATACAAATGAAACTCATCACAGAAGAAATTTCAAAAGTAGAATTTGTCGTAGAAGGCAAAGGACGTACACAGAGGATGTTTATTGAGGGTGTTTTCCTTCAAGGTAATATCAAAAATCGTAATGGCAGAATGTATCCTATGAGTACTCTTGAAAAAGAGGTTGGTAGGTATAATGAGTCTTTTGTTACTAAAGGACGTGCCTTAGGAGAACTTGGACATCCAGATGGACCTACGGTAAATCTTGATCGTGTTTCTCATAAGATTGTTTCTCTTACAAAAGAAGGAACAAACTTTAGAGGTAAAGCACAGATCCTTGATACACCAATGGGCAAGATTGCAAAATCTCTTATTGGTGAAGGTGTTATGCTTGGAGTTTCTTCTCGTGGTGTTGGGTCATTAAGAACAACAAATGAAGGTCATAAAGTTGTTGGTGAAGATTTCATGTTAGCAACTGCTGCTGATATCGTTGCCGATCCTTCTGCACCTGATGCATTTGTATCAGGAATTATGGAAGGAAAAGAGTGGGTTTGGGAAGGAGGAATTCTTCGTGAGCAACTCGCAGAAAGAACTCAGAAGAGAATTAACACTCTCGTTGATCAAAAAGTTCTTGAAGAGCATAAGTTGGACTTATTCAACGAATTCTTATCAAATCTTTAAATTATAAATAAATATAGATTAACACAAAATCTAATAAATTCAAATGTCCGTTGGTAGCAATTTACAAGAAATGGAAAACGTAGTAACGAAAGGAGCTGCTGCATCTGAGGCAATGCCAAAATCCGGAAGTAATGCTTCCGGTGTTTCGACCCCTGGTCAAACTGGCAGTTACGAAGATCTCGGTGGCCCTACTCCAGAAAACTATAAAGCAGATGATAATTCTGCTAAACTCAACGAACCCAAAATCGCAACTGTCAAAGACATTGTGAATAGGGCCGCAAAACCTGCCGAACCCATGCCCAAGGGTATGAAAGAAGAGGAAGAAGTTGAAGGTGAAGTAGTCGAAGAGGAAGAGACCACAGCATCTTCCGAAGATGTAGTCTCCGAGGAAGAAACTTCTGAAGAAGAAGTTGTATCTGAAGAAGAGCAAGCACCAGAAGCAGAATACAACGTCGAAGAAGATGTTGAAGCACTGCTTGCCGGTGAAGAACTTTCTGAAGACTTCCAAGAAAAGGCACGTACCATTTTTGAAACTGCTATCAAAGCAAAAGTTGCTACAGTTCAAGAAGAACTAAAAGCACAATATGATGCAACTCTTGAAGAAGAAGTTTCTGCCATTAAGGAAGAACTGACAGATAGAGTTGATGCATATCTTGAATATGTTGCTGAAGAGTGGATGACCGAAAATACACTCGCAGTAGAATCCGGACTTAAGTCCGAAATGACCGAATCATTCCTCACCGGAATGAAGAGTCTTTTTGAAGAACATTATGTAACTATCCCTGAAGAAAAATATGATGTACTCTCTACTATGGTAGAGAAATTAGATGAAATGGAAGATAAACTCAACGAGCAAATTAAGTCAAATATTGCTCTCAATCAAAGATTAGCTGAGTCGGTTGCTGATGTAATCTTCTCCGAGGTCTGCGAAGGTCTAGCACTTTCACAGAAGGATAAACTCGCTTCTCTTGCCGAAAATGTTGAGTTTGATAGTGAAGACACCTATCGTGAGAAACTAGTTACTCTGAGAAAGTCTTACTTCCCAGAGAATACCGGATCTCAAAGAGACAACTCAGAGAATATTTCCGAAAGTTCTGATGTTCAGGAAACAACCTTTACATCACCTCTTATGGAATCATATCTAACAACTCTGAGCAAAGTTTCCAAAAAGTGATTTTTTAATTATAAATCAAACTAAAATTTTTAACAAGGTAAATTCAAATGCAAGGTTTCAATGCTGAATACCTTCAGGAGAAGTGGGCACCTATTCTTGATCACGAAGGAGGAATCAAAGATTCCCATCGTAGAATGGTTACCGCAGTTCTTCTGGAGAACCAAGAAAGAGCACTTCGTGAGGAGCGTGAGTTCCTGTCCGAAGCACCAACTAATAGCACCGGTTCGTCGGGTGCAACCGCAGGTTTCTCTGCTAATGCAACTGCCGGTGGTCCTGCCGCAGGTTTCGACCCTGTTCTGATCTCATTGATCAGACGCTCCATGCCTAACCTGGTCGCATATGACCTGGCAGGTGTTCAACCGATGAACGGTCCTACTGGACTGATCTTCGCAATGCGTTCACGCTTCAACAATCAATCTGGAGACGAAGCACTCTTCGACGAAGCAAACACCGCATTCTCCGGAATCGGCACCAACAACGCACTGGGTAATCCATATGTTGCTGGTTCTGATGGAGCAAGCGCAGGTTTCTCCACAACTACTCAGAGAGGAGACAACCCTGGTATTCTCGATCCTAATGCTGGTCCTGCAGACTACAGCGTTGGTCGTGGTATGGATACAGAAGACGCTGAAGGTCTTGGAGAGACTGGAAACGACTTCAACCAGATGGCATTCTCGATTGAGAAAGTCACCGTTACTGCTAAGTCCCGTGCTCTGAAAGCAGAGTATTCCTTGGAACTGGCACAAGACCTTAAGGCAATTCATGGTCTGAATGCTGAGGCTGAACTCGCAAATATTCTCTCCACAGAGATTCTTGCTGAGATCAACCGTGAAGTTATCAGAACTATCTACAAGGCAGCAGAAGCTGGTGCACAGTCTAATGTTGCTACCGCAGGTACTTTTGACCTTGATGTTGACAGCAACGGTCGTTGGTCTGTTGAGAAATTCAAAGGTCTTATTTTCCAAATCGAGAGAGATGCGAACGCAATCGCACAAAGAACTCGTAGAGGAAAGGGCAACATGATTCTGTGTTCCGCAGACGTTGCTTCCGCACTGACCATGGCTGGTGTACTTGATTACACCCCTGCACTCAATGCAAACTTGAATGTTGATGACTCCGGTAACACCTTCGCAGGTGTACTTGCTGGTAAGTATAGAGTCTACATTGACCCATATTCTGCAAACGTCGGTTCTGCAGGTAATGGTGCTCAGTATTATGTTGCTGGTTATAAAGGTTCTTCACCTTATGACGCAGGTCTGTTCTACTGCCCTTACGTTCCTCTTCAGATGGTTCGTGCAGTTGGAGAGAACACCTTCCAGCCCAAGATCGGATTCAAGACCCGTTATGGTCTGGTCTCCAACCCTTATGCAGAAGGAAATGTTTCCAACCAAGGTCTGGGTCGTATCACCGCAGCTTCCAACCGTTACTACAGAAGAGTACGTGTTCTCAACCTCATGTGATCCATCGGATACACAAGGTTCATCAGAGGGTCCTTCGGGACCCTCTTTTTTTTATCTAAATAATTTAAAAGTATTATTATATGGAAATAAATATTGCTTACGGGACTGCTGATGAAGTTTATTCTTATGTTGACAGTGATTCAAATTATTCTGGAATTGTAATAAGTGATCCAAAAGGAACCACTATTAATGCAACATTAATTTCTTCTATACTTGATAAAAGTTCATTGAGTATAGAGTTCATAAACGATATCATTATTGCAGGAACTACATCTGAAGTAATTGATATATTTTCAAGATCAAAAATAGTATCGATTGGAATGTCTGTTGTTCTTAGTGATGCACCTACAGATTCTGAAATTAATACTATTTTCTCAAATATTACTGGAACATTGGAATCAACTTTAGGACAGCATTCTAAATACTAATAAAAATGCCCTACTATGTTCAAAAAGCAAGTGTAGTTACACTTGTGAATCCATCCGAGACAAAGGCATATTATATTGGAGATAATAGGTGGTCATTTATTTTTTCGGATAGAGTAATATTTTCTACTGAAAAAGAGGCAAAAAATACAGTTTCATTAAAAAATATAGTCGTTGTAAGTGAGTAATTCAATTATAAGTAACAATTATGGCAAACGCATTTGGTAAGCAAATAGGGAATAGAAACTTTTTATCACCAGTTGGTTTTAAATTTACATTAGCAAAAGAACCAAAGGTTGACTTTTTTTCCAACTCTGCTAGAATTCCTGAAATTAGTTTAGGAACAGCAAATCAACCAACATATCTCAAAGATATTGATATTCCTGGAGACAAATTATCTTTTGGAGATTTTACTCTCAGATTTTTAGTTGATGAAGGTCTTGAAAATTATATGAAAATTCACAACTGGATGTCTGGACTTGGATTTCCAGAATCAACAAAAGAATTTAATGATTTAGTAACTGATGCAAATAATACTAAAGATATGAAATATCAATTTAGTGATGGAAGTCTTCATATTTTAAATAGTAACTTTAGAGATGTTGCGATTGTAAAATTTAGAGATTTATTTCCGGTATATTTGACTTCTTTAGATTTTGAAGCAGGTGATACAGATATTAATTACTTTACAGCAGACGTTACTTTCAAGTATACTATCTATGATATAGTAGGACCGGACGGCAGAACACCCTTATGAACCTTGATCAAATTCAGGAGATGTGGGAAAAGGATTCCCAAATCGACCCTGATAACCTACATGATGAATCACTAAAAGTTCCTCAATTACATTCAAAATATTATACTTTATACAATACCATCACTCTTTTGAGAGAGAAGGCAAGAGGAACTTATAATCGTATAAAGTTAGAAAGATACAACTATTACACAGGAAAGGCAACAGCAGAGGTTTATGCCGAAGAACCATTCCCATACAAAGTTAGA